TATTATGCGTTTTTTACTCTCAATATATAGCTAAGAAAATATTTCGCCTGATGTTTTTGTGTTTTTGTGTTTATAAGTCTAAATTATATGTTAATTAAGGTATAAGTTAGGGTTCATCTTGTGGTTACAATAAAATGTAACCTATTTCAAACGTTTATTTAATTTTTATTTTACGTTTAAAATAGGTATGGTTTTGTATATCGTATTTTCATAATATCATCATTTTTATATACCATAAACTATGGTTATTTCGTGTATTATGCCTGTATAAATAAAAAAATATACCATAATATAAATTTTTAATCCCTATTTATATTATAAAAATGAAAAGTCCCAGGTCCAGGCTAAACCCAGCGTGGAAATGGATAAGAAGCAATGTCATGAACATGACATATAGAACGGAAAAAGTCACAGTCTTGCGTGACTGGAAATTGGCATTATTGAATTATATGCTACAATTACTCGTTGTAATATGGGTTATATATTCTCTATTTAATGAAAAAACATATATTGAACGTGAAGTACCAACTGGTGTCGTGAGTTCATGGGGACTTGGAGGTAATGAATACAATGATAAACAACTTGCTATATACAATAATAACCCGTCGTTTTGTGACAATCTCGTAAATTATGCGTTTAATTATTCTGCGGATTGGTATTATAAAGTACCAATATGCGCGTACTATACAGGTGCCGAATTAATATCAAAGTTACCCACGGGTAATGTCATGTTTTTCACAACACATATCGCCGAAACACTTCGACAAAGATACACTAAACCAGAAACGGGGTGTCTCATGGAACCAAATGGTATCAAAGAATGTAAACTCATTATGGACCAATGTATTCACACAATGGAAGCCAACTTCTTAGCTGTTGGTATAGAAGATAGTATATTCGCATTCAATCACTATTTCGACTCGTCAATAGATTCGGGTCCAAAACCAATAACATATATCAGAAAAGAAGGTTCCGATGATAATATATACACGTTCAACGAAGGTGAATCGGTTAGACTCAAAATGTCTGAATGGTTAGATATCGCGGGTGTAGAACTCGATAAACGCCTAGATGAACAATCACCCGAATTCGCTAATGATATCACCGGTTTCAACGGTGCCGGAGATGATATAGATAAATATCCATATTTAAGAACAAGTGGTGTACGTTTAAACATCAAAGTTAAATATCACAATTACAACCTACACAAAGATAACATAAAAATAGGCAGTAAAGATACATATGCTATAATTAATGTTGAACCAAAAATAGGATGGTTTTCAAAAGGTGATGAAATATACTACAAACAATTACCAAATGTTACCATGTTTGACATAAACAACCCAGTTAATTTAACAACGGGTCAACCCAATGGTATATATGTCGATTTTTATAGGTACGGCATTTTAATCGATATCCAACAAAGTGGTATAGTAGGCGAAGTTAACTACGTTTTCGTTCTCCTTCAATTAACATCCGGTTTGGTTCTTTTGGGCGTTGCATCCTCGATCGTAGGATTCGTTGCAAAGTTCTTAATGGGTGACATATCTCCAGTTTATAAAAGTATAATACAAGAAGAATTTGACCCCGTTAATGAAGCTGCTCAATATGCCGCACAAGCGTGCGTAGCATCTAAAGTCTTTAAAGAAGCAGATGATGATGGTAAAGGTGATTTAGACTTCGAAGAACTCAGAAAACTCGTCAAAAACTGTTTCGCGAAAACTTACGAAAGTGGACAAGAAGATAACAATAGTATAGATAGTAATGACACAGACTCATTCTCACATGATGATGTCACTGCGATGACATATTACTTAATGCGTGCAGCGGATCCAAAACTCAAAGAACGTATTCTATACAAAACCGAAAAAACGTTAGACGAATTAAAAGAATCAGTAATTACATTACACGAATGGCAGGAATTGTGTGTTGCGGGTGTTTTAGAACGTGAAAAAATGCAAAAGATAATAAATCTTAATCCATTTGTTCAAGATATAAAACAGACTATCGATAAACAGAGAAAAGACGAAAAAGTTAACATACAAGAACGTGTCAAAAATTTATTTTATAAAAAATAATAAGGTCAATTAGATAATAAGTTTCATTTTTATATACAATGCTTAAATCGTGTATAAAAACGTTTTTAATTTTATAATTTTCTTAATGAATTATAAAGCATACTTTTTTGTTTCCTTATCTGTACAAGTTCCGCTTTGAGTTGACGTTCAAGTTGCGTCAATTTATCCATCGCTTTAAGAATCTGACTTGCTTTATTTTTTTTATTATTTATATTTTTAATTCTAGGTGATTTTATAAGTGATTTTCTAGGTGATTTTCTAGGTGATTTTATAGGTGATTTACCATTAACCATTCTTCTTATCATACTCTGATATTTTAATATTATCCATCCATTTTTTATACATAATATACAATTTCATATATAAAAAGAGGTTTATTTACCGTCTACCAATACGTGTAGGATTAACACGTCCGAATACAGGTGAAATAGATGGTATCACTTCCCGTGAATTGTGTTCTATGGAATTAGGTCGTGTATCTGTAGAAGTAGGACTAGATATACCACTCAAAGGGGGTGACCTAGGTTCAAATAACAACGATTCAATCATGCCACGTGGTTGAATAGTAGCAGGTCTAGAAACACGCTCGAAACGAGTTACGTTCGCGCGTAAAAGATCGCGTTTCTGTTCAACTACCTCATGTCTTAACGCTTCGTTATCCTCAAGTAATTTATAATATTCGTTCGTTAAATCGAGTAAATAACTATCACGAGCGAGATCTTCACCTGTTAAAAAAAGTTTTTTCAAATTATCACACATCTCTAAATATACACCCTCGGGTAAAGATTCTTTATGTTCATCTAAAAGTGACATTGTTATACGTATTGGGTTATTAGTTATTGTCGTCATTTATTATTATATATTAAAATATTCTATTTTCTAAACGTCATTATCTTTTAACTTTTTTTTTCTTAAACCGTCCACTAAATCCGAACTAACGTGTATAAACACAATATATTTCACAAATTTAATAATATTATGAACACTTCTTTGTATACGTTCACGGGAATTGATTTTCCTTATTTTCTTTAAATTATCGCATATTTCAATATAATCACCTTCACGAATATTATTCTGGTTCTCATCAATTATCGCTAATACGCGTCTAAGATGCTTTTCCATATATAAATACTTTACATTATTATTGTTCATCATCTACCATATCCGCCCAATTTTCATTAACAGGGACAGGTTCTGATTCTGGATCCGGTTCTGGGTCTAGTGTTTCCACGGGATCACCCGGATCATCCAGTTCCTTATTTTCATTATCAATTGCAATTTGTAAACGTTCCTCCAAACTTAATCCATTAACAGGTAAACACTCGTATTTATACTCAGGCATACTCATATCGAGTGTATCGCCGTGAGTTATACATAATTCACAAGGTTCACTTGGTGTTTCACCAGGGTCGTGATTATGCATGGGTGGTTTAACCTTTTCCTTTTTAGAAGTTTTGCGTTTCTTTATAATAACAGGTTTTGGTTTTGGTTTTGTAGATGATGTTTCGTCTGTCGTTGTATCCGTGGTACCATTACCATCTTCTTTTTCCTTATCATCGACAGTATAAGGTTTAACATTTGCCATATTTGCGTGCTGTTTACACGTATCGTGATCAGGAATACAATATTTTTTACACTGATCACCTTTTTTGGTCAAACATTTACACCTAACGCGTGTTTCAACAACGGGTTTGACTGGTTTGTTAGGTTTCTTAACAGTATTTATAGTCGTCAAATTCGTAAGTACATCCATTCTTTCATGAAGACGAGAATTACTTTCGATAGTCGAGTTCATAAACACGTTAAGTTTATCACGAAAATATGAAAGATCTTCCCGTAACCTTTCATTTTCACTTCGTAAATTTTTTATCTCCTCATTATTCTTAGCAATAGTTTCTGTGTTGCTAGCAATAATATTGTTACTATCCCTCACGAGGTTCATGAGTATATTTTCAATAGAATCGGACATTTTTGTTTATTAATATTTTGATTTTAATTTTTATATTCATAAACTTAGGTTTTCTTTAAATCTAGTTTTAATCATCGCCACAACCATCTACGTGGTATCGCGTACATGAACCCGTACTACCACATGCACTTGCTTTATAACAACATGGTTGCCGTTTTCCTCCACTAATTTTACCACATTCTTGAGTTGTACCGTTATGTTTATTCTTCAAATAACCAAAAGCATCTCCTTTAGGTTGCCAAAGGCATCTAGTATCATTTATACACGCTTCAGGACTTAGTTTACCTGGACACTGACTCGTTGCATCTGCATCATCAGGATTTAATCCCTCACATGCACCTACTTTATATCTAAATCCCTTAGCATCAAACGCATCTCTATTATCAAGACGAGTTTTACCATGTGCTTTTTCACACCCTTGCATACCAGATGTTCCTTTTACGAGAAAATCAGCGTTTTTAAAGTAACAAGTAGAATCATCCATCATAAAACCTATACACCCTTTTGTTTCGTTACATTTATCTGCGCAGTTGTTTTGTTTTGCGTACCAAGTTCCATTACCGGCAGAATAATTTGAAAGATCGTTACCACAAACACCCCCGTGTGTCGACTGGATAAAATCATCAAGATTGTAACCACCATTACTCATTTGCATATTCTTTCCATTTGAATCCGCAATAATTAACCTACCCGCATCAGATAATAATAATTTATAAGGTCCAACGCCTTTTTCTTTCGAAGACATGGACTTTGCTGGGCTCCCAGTACCAGCTTTATTGTTTATAAACCTTAATTCTGCTCTTTCTCCGCTGTTAAAACTACGTAATTGAATCATTCCCATATTAATTTCATCTTCTGTATCTGAAGTCCATATCATACCTGTATTATTACCAGAACCAGAACCCATGTACACATTGAAATTACCATCTGATTTATAAATGGCAAAGTATTTTTTATTTGGTGATACAAACTCTACATTTTGACGAACAGTACCATCTTCAACAATTAAAGATGCACCCATTAAATCACATTGAGCTAACCAATAATCGTTTGTAGACATTTCAGTTTTGTTCTTCATGCCTTTACCAGGTACGTAAATTTTGTTATTATTCATTATAACGAGTCTACCTTTATACTTTTGTAACTGAAACTCGTCTACGCCACCAATACCCAAATACATACCATTTTTTCGTTTAAACTTAACTTTATCACCACTCTTTTCAATTTCAAACCAGAATCCTGGCGCGTGTGAAATACTGTAATACGTTTTCTTAATAATTTTGTCGAGTTTCATGGATTCTGCAGAAAATGTTACTGGTACAGTAAGATCACCATAAGGACCTTCGTACGTTTGGTCCAGATCGGCTTGTTCGAGTACAATCTCAACGGCAGCTAAACCATTACCTTCATTCATAACCTTATCTTCACTACCGTATGCAAACACCTCAACCTTATTGGTACCGATCGCAGAATCAACCCCGTCATTTATATTAGTTCCCTTAAACGTTACACTACCTTTACCATCGTTAGACGTTTCGATTGGATCTTCAGTTGTTTCTTTTTGTAATTCCACACCGTCAATACTTCTCACGAATACAAGTTTGGTAACTTCATCGAAACCCGTACCGTTCGTCCATGATAAAGTAAGGTCTATAGCATCACTTCCGTCACCCCCGCCTGCGTATTCGATTTTGTACGTGGACGTTGTAGAATCATCGACTTGTGTTGTCTCGTCGGTATCATTAGTGTCGTCGGCTGGTTCCGCATCCTCGTTTTCGTTTATAGTTTTTGTTGCGTCTTGATCGAATGTAAGTTGTGGTCCAGAAGTTTTCTCTGTATCGTCACTTGTTTCCTCTTTATCGTCCTTCTTAAATAAAGTCCATGCACCGAAACCAAGGGCTGGCATGACAAACATACAACACATTACCACAATTACGAGTAATATAATTACACCCGTACTATTGGAACCTCCTCTTGGTGGAGGATAATACATTATTATTAATTTAACCGTATATTTTATTTTCAAACATGTTTATCTTGAATTTTTAAATAAAAATGTTTGAATTTTTTTAATCGTCTCCTAACCACATATTCTCACAATTTATTGATCTTTTATGTAGTCCCGGTTCCCATTTATGTGCGCATTCTAAACAATGTTTGTAATCAGTAACTCCGTTATTCCATCTACCACCGAACATTCCACTGGAACATATTCTAGTATCATTAACCATATACCCACTAAAATTTGTTGTTTTAGTCCCGTTTGGTTCCTTGAACGAAACTATTATATTATCACCACCACCCCTTTCACTAAAGAATATTTCAATAAGGTACTCTCTACCTTTCGTCATATTATATGTTCCCTCTTTCTTTTCCATAGCATGTAAACCACCATTATCAACAACCTTTTTATAATTTACATACAAATAACTCATATCATCGGACTTTGTCCAGAATTTGTGTGTACCTGACTTTTTCGGTACGAAACGACCCTGCCATCGAACAGCGTAATCATTTTTACCATTTACTTGTAAATACCCACCTGTCGCCTTATTTATATCACTAAAATCCGTAACACTTGTACCTGTTTTTGTAGGTGTTTTATTATTAAACGAAGAAGGTTCTGAAAAGTATGAACCTGTATAATAGTACCATTTAAATCCACCTACTGATTGATTTTGAATAGGAACGTAATCTTTACTCGCTTTGAATCCCGAACGAAGTTTACGTTTACCATCGCCATCCTTTTCCCATATACTATCGAGTTTAGCATCTGTACATTCTTCTACTATATGATTAGCTTCGTCAGAGTCCCATAGTCCATACGAAGTGTCTCGCGTCCATATCTGGTTTGTATCTGAACATATACGTTTACACCCTTTTGCTGTATTCACATCCCCATCCACTTGATGTATCACAACACCACCGTGACCACACCAACCATCTTCACCTAGTTTAGTTTGGTTAGGTATTACACCACCAAGTGCTTCTGCGGCCGCTTTATCCGCCTCTTCTTTTGCGATCCTCGCATTCTCTTTCTCCTGCGCGTCTACAATTGCTTGTTGTTGATCAAATAAGGATTTATAATACTGTGGACTATCGGCTACTTTAGAATCTGTATTGGGATTGGGGTCATCGACGAATTGTAAACCTACTCTATCTGTATTTGTTTTTTTAGGCCATTGAACTTTAATAACGTGTCCATCACCACGTGAACACGCTCTACCCGTACCGAGTTGTTTTTGTATATGCGTATGTTTCCAAAATTGACACCAGTGTTTATTGGGATCGTTCTGAGGTCCACACCCAAACTTCTCTACACCTGGGGTTGATTTATTCTTCTTAACTTTTGAATATATACCCTCACAATCAGCGTTCTGTGCATTTTCCCACGCCGACATGTCTAAATCACGGAATTCAAAACTACCCAGATCGTCAGTAAACTCGTCTTTTTCGAATCTAAGGATTTGTGTATTAATTTTCTTATCACCCGAACCGTCGTTATAGTATATATCGATCGTGTTATTACCAATGATATTATCACCAAAAGTTTTATTACTAAAAACGTTTAATTTAACATCCGTATCATTTTTTCTATTATTCGAATCACTATTTTCAGTCCGGTGAATTTCATTGTTATTTTTATCTTTAACAACGAGAATCCATTTATTTACTACATCTTCGATACCCGTTTTGTTTCTCCATGAGAGATCCACGCTGTCTATTATATATTCTTCAACAGTTCGTTGACGAAACCTATATAATAGAAATATGATAAATAGAATGATTAAAAGAAGAAGTATCATTTTATATATCACGAGATATTTATTAGTGGAGTATATTTATTGTTCTTCAGTTTCAGTTTCAGTTTCGCCAGAGGAAGTTCCGTGTTTGGAAAATTCCACCGCGGCATATATAGAGACGGCAATAACAGAAGCAGTGAATAGAAAAATTGGAGCAGAGTTTCCCAAGTTTCGTACGTTAATCATTTTATAGTATAACCAGTGAAAAAAATATTACAATAATATAAATGAGTAGTCGCCCTGTGTCTAATGTTCTTCTCGAAGCACTTTTTATTGGTTTAATGTTACAACTTTTGGTCTTGGGTCTGACCAAATTTATATATAAAGGTACGGGCATGTTAATTATTGCGGGTGCGTTAATACATTTATTGTTTGAATATTCGCCCATTGGTAATATAAACGAAAAATGGTGTAAAATTATATTTAAATAGTCTAGTCTACATTAGAATTCATCTCGTCTAAAAGAGTATCTTTGTCTCGAAGAAGTCCAATTAAATCGTCGTTTAAATCTTTCAATTTATGTTCAATTTCCTCGTTATATTCACCAAGGTAGGATTTGTAAAATTCTCGTTCATTACCTACGTTGTGTCCTTTATCCAAAAGATTACCAATTGTATATCTTGGTAATCGTATACCAAGTTCTTGTGCGCGTTTTTTCACGGCCTCTTTACGGACATTTGCTGTAATTCTTTGTCTTGGTTTTGTGTTACGTATAGTTCTCTGTGTCTGTATTATTCTTTCATCCAATCTTCGTAATTCAGCTTCATCAAATTCACGGTTTACGCTTTGTAATCTATCTATTTCATCGGACATTCTAGGTACATTGATAGGTGGTACTATTATCGAGTTCACATAATTTAACAATTGTTCTCTTTCATCCGCATCTGCTGTAAGAACAAGATCGTCATCGTCATTTTCTTCATAATATCTGTTCCTATTTCTACCTTCAGTAGCAAATGGTACCGGTGGTTCAATCGTATTATCACGCATTATTTCTCTCATAAAAAAATTTTCAATAACATCGTCTTCAGATTCGGAATCGCAACTTGAATTTACATTTGAAAGAGATTCGTGTACTTTTTTCATTGAATTGCACATTTCGAGATAATGTCCTTCAGGTATTATCTCGGAATTCAAGTCAATTAAACGCATTAAATTTATAAGTTCGTCCATCTTTAATATCTTAAAAAAATAATAATAAAAAATCAACTAAGGTTTGGTATAACCACGTTTATTTCATAAAACGCGTCTATAATTCTATTATTTGCATTCATAAACTCACATATTCTTTCCATTTCCAACTCAAGATTATCCAATTCTACAACGTACCCATTATGTAAACCTCGCGAGTGTTCGTTAATTATACGCATATAATCCTCGAAAAACTCTCGACTATTAAGAGCGTGTCCAATACTTTGTAACTCTTCTATAGTAGTACACAAGGGTAAATTTAAAGCACTACAATACGCAGTAAGTGCTTCTATTTTGAAACGAGAAGTTACACGGTGTCTTATTTTTATTTGTTTGATTGATTTTTGAATTTCTTTTCGTTTTCTAACCAAAACCATACATCGTTCATATATTGAATCCATGGGATTTGTTTGTAAACTAGTAGGTAGAATACGACGACGTCTAGCTGTATTATTTCTATGTACATCTCGTAATTTATTACACATGTCTAAATAATCACCTTCGGATATTTCATCCACGTGATCGTCTATAAATGTCATTATTTTCCGAAGCGCGTCATCAGACATTATTACTTATTATAAGATTTTTATTTTTTAATTGATAATAAAAGTAAAGCTTCCACAGCTTCACCTATTTCTTTATGTTTTAAACAGAAACCATTCTTACCAGCTCTACAGTAACAGTTCTCGTAAGGACAATTTGGGCGCATTTTTTTTATTTTTTAAATATTTAAATCTAATACTTAGTTTACTTAGGTTTCACTTTCACTTACAATTTCACCTTCCTCAATTTCATCGTCAGTCTCTTCTTCGTTAAAATCCATTTCGTCTTCTGAATTATCTAATTCTGTAATATCATCGTCTATATTTTCAGGTAATTCAGTGTAAAGTTCTATCCAATCCACGTGTCCACGAATTTCGTAATCATCGATTAAATCATCCAAATCGAGTTTATCCATTATTTTCCAATCATCTTCCATCGTATATTTCCAATATTGTACAGTTTCGGGTGTTATTTTATACGGGAATAATTCAACACTGACCCTTTCATTATTATCGTACATTTCGTCGTTTACGAGTTCAGAACTCTTCTCGTCCATGTATATGTTATACATGTACTCCAGTATACCAAGGTTTCTATCGTACTCATTTTTTTTAGGTTCGTGATAAAAAGTTATGAAATGTGCTTGTCCATAGGAAGTGTGTAATTTTTTTTTACGAATACCAATGTATGCGATATAATTATTAGTATTTTTTGGTATAAGATGCGCGGGAAATCCAAATTCGGCTTTTAAACCGTAAACTTCAGATTTTGTACCACATAAACTCGAACATAAACCACTAATATTATCCAATTTCCAAAGCGTGGTACAGTTTTTTAATAATTCGTGTGTTAAATAAGGCATTGTATTTTGTATATGTTATTAAAACTCTTAATGTTTAAGTATAATTAAATTTTAATCACTCATTATATGTTGTATTTCAAGTTCGGGCTTAGAAGGTAAAGTTTTTGTAAGCTCATTCCATTCAAGTTTTTTGTGAGATATATTGTTTTTTAAAACAAATTTATCACCGGATTCAATATCAGTAAAATATTTACTTAAATACTTAGTCCATAATTCACTGTCACCCATAGTAATAACACGTGGGATAACAATTATATCTTTTTCTTTATCTTTAGATAATCTGTTTATGATCATGTCAATAAACGGTTCGATAATACCATTACATCCCTTATTTTCATGAAAAAATTCAATATAACGAATATCATCTCGTCCTATAAATTTACTCATACCGATGTATCCAATATAATTGAAATGTGGAGAATTGAACTTAATAGGGAAATCATGTTCGGGTTTAAGTCCCCAAATTTCCATATCCAGTTTTTTTTCGATATCCAAAACGGTAGAAAAAAGATCGTCTAGTTCTTCCACGTGTTCAAGTCTCGTAGTATTTTTTAATAATTGATAAAAGACCGACATTTTTATTTTTATTTTATTTTTAAATATTTATATAGTATCAATATCACTTAGGTCTTCGTCGTCTATTAATAATTCCTCAGCTACTATCTGATAAAAAGCCATTTTATACGCTAAGAATCCAAAAAGTGTCGCACCCATATTAAAATCAAAAGGTAGATTATATGAATTCCACATTGATTCGGATAAAGCAAGTAATGTAGGCACTATCAATCTTTTGTTCAAACCTTGTGAATTTTCAATATTATCAACATAGGATGAAAGTGATTCTACATACATACAAGACGCCATTGTACCTAAACTCGCAGATATACCATCAACGGGTGTATGAAAAATAAAATGATATGTCGAAATAGCAGCTCCGTATCTCAGAGTCGTTTTTTTTATTTTAGACTTTATTTGTTCGTATTCTGCTATACCTTCTTTTCTTCTAGTTGGACACGAAATTCTAAGTGTTTTTTGAATAGGGTTTATTATATTTAACATTTATTAATATACATTACAATTTATTCGTTAAGTATTTATAGTATAATATTATCGAAATTTATATTTTCGTCTTTAAAATATTTTTTTTTAAATTCTCTTTCTTTTTCGAGAAATTCTTCACATCTCATAATCGATTCATTTATACGAATCTGAACATCGTTTAATTTCTTATCGTATAAAAACGGATCCTTATTTATTGTTAAATGTCTCCATTTATCTCCAAAAATGGTCGTATATTTCAAATTACGTCTTTCGTATGACAATTCGTTTAACATTGTTCTGTATAAAACCAATGAATATGAATCGTACTCTTCGCGGTTAAAATCTTTGTGACAAAACTCTTCATAAGCCATTGTTTTCATACGATTATATAGTTGGTTCTGATTATCCACATTTTCTGACCAGCGTTTTGATTCTTTCTTCTGGGAATCATGTATTTCTATATTGCTTGCTTCTCCTCCTCTTCTTTCAGAATCTTCCATTGGTTTATTAATACATTTCACGACTTTACGACGATTTTTAGGTGATAAACATACCAAGGTACGAGTATTTGTATTTTTTATTACACTTTTCATTTTATTTAATATAATTATTTAATTCTTTATCCGTGTTTAAAAAAAATATATGATCCAAATTTCTCTCGCATCGAACCATTTGTAGCTATTTCAATACGCGTTTGTATCTCTTCAATCTCTAAATCATCTACCAATATATAAGCTGTTTTACCACCTTTCATTATAGTTATAACAGTAGTACTTGATTTACGTTTAGAAACTATCGGGTTCTCCCCATTTTTCTCTCCATTTTCTGACCAACGTTTCGAGTCTTTTAGTTGGGAGTTGTGAATCTCTTTTTTCTCTGTTTTTTTTCGGGGTTCCTGGACACACGATATTTTCGTATTCATATTTTTGGGATTTTTCCCATATAATCCTCTGAACGTCTTCACAAAGTTCGTTTGTCGCTTGACAGAACGCGAGTTTATAATCGTAGGTGTGTAAATGCATGTAATCCATTTCATTTATTTGTTATTATTTTTAATTATTTATTTATATTTGAAATACTTAGGTCTGTAATGAATGAATGTTTTGTCGTGTTTAGAATATTCTAAAATAACAATCTCACCAGTATCGTTTGTTGATATAATCTTATCTCTAGAAAAATCGGGGGCTAACATTATGTCTAACTGTTTTTTTACTTCTGTAACCGTAGGGTATAAAGATGAACAGGAATTTTCAGGTTTTAACGGGTTTGTCTTATTCCATGGTAATAAACGAGATACACTCGAATAAAATGTAAACATGCTATTATTTACGTTTATTTTTTTATATTCTAAATACAAGATGGTTTCACTCCAGGAGTTACCTAAAAAAGTACAGTACATAACAATTGATTCAAATTTTGTAACGGGTACGAATAATAAATTTACTATAGATCTTAACCTTTCGTCTAATACACATGTTGCTGATATTAGTAAAGTGTGTGGTTTAAAATTAGTTGATTTTTATGTTACACAAGTCGGTAACACGGGTAATGGTACGGGTAACGGTGCTAAATACATTGATATTATATGTGATGACGTACCTAAAGTTGCGCAGATTTTAGATGAACGTAAGGGACAAGTATTTGCGAGAATAGCTTTAGAAAGAGATTTTGACGGTTCTAACAATTATAAAAAACATGATAAACACTGGAGAAGTTTTAGTAGAGAAACAAATTTATTCAATCCTATATCTATACAAAAACTGGATTTTGAAATATACGAATTACAAGGTGATAATACATACGATCAGTTACAGACAGACGCTGAATGGTTTATGACGTTAGAAGTTACATCGATAGACGTAAAAGAAAAACCTATAAATAGGGAAGTCCAAATTTTAGAAGCTTTACATAAACTTATCGGGAAGATTGAAGATCTTAACGTAAATGTTAAAAAACTTCCAGATAAGGAGGATATTGATAGAATGGAAAAGGAAAAAAAGAAAAAATATCCACTTTATTACCTTTTTTTAGTAATTCTATTAATAGGCGGTGGATTTTATTTAATAAATCGTAAAAGCACAAACATTCCTCCTCCTGTACATGTGCCTATGCAAACAAGGTTTTAACTTATTAAGCCTTTTTAGCTGGAGCCTTTTTAGCTGGAGCCTTTTTTGTTGGAGAAACAATCTTCTTAGCGGCTGGTTTAGCGGCTGGTTTAGCGGCTGGTTTAGCAACTGGTGCTGGTGCTGGTGCTGGCGCTGGTGCTGGCGCTGGTGCTGGCTTAGCAACTGGTACAGCCTTTGGTGGTTCAATGTGATCAGCAATATCTTTAATAATGCTATAAAGTTCTTCAGTGCGAATCTTAGATCTCGCAAGTTCAATTGTAATTTTTTCTCTAACAGAGTCCATTGTGTAATATATATAAAAGAAAGATAATCTTTATACTAAATGTTATTCATTGGTCCAACTCTCCTGAGTGGAATTGGTCAACACTGTAAAAAATATATGGACCTTTTTCCTGATCCTGGATACACTAAGTATATAGAAATAAACCAGGAAATACCCGAATCTGATAGTGCTTTTATATTTGCGCTTCCTGTAAAATACTGGTTAGATAGAATACCCGAAATAAAGAGGAAAATAAAAAGTGTTACGTGTATGACCGTATGTGAAACCGAAACAGTTCATGAAGATTATGGTAAACTTTTTGATTTATTCGATAAAATTGCTGTACCAAGTGAATATTGTAAAAAAGTATTTAAACGACAATTCCCAACTAAACATTTTTATGTTTTACACGCACACATACCCGATAAAAGACCTTACACGTTTTATCATATAGGTAACGTATACGATCCACGTAAAAATTTCAATAAAATATTAGAATGTTTCATTCGGTTAAATAAACCCGACGCGCGATTAATTGTTAAAGCAACGTGTAAACAACCAGTTAATATAAATATACCAAATGTTACAATAATTAACGATCTTTTACCTGATGAATATATGGAAGATATACATAATAAATCAGATTGTTACGTAAGTTTTTCATCGTCTGAAGGTGTAGGTATGGGTGCTGTGGAAGCAGCGGTAAGAAATAAACCAGTAATTATAACAGATTACGGAGGCGCAACGGAATATATAGAAACACCTTACGTGATAAAATGCGAACTTCAAAAGTTACCAAGGGATGATTTTTTATATAAAGCTGGTATGGAATGGGGTAAACCTGATGTAAACCAACTCATGAAATTTATGGAAGATGCATATAACAAGAAGTTAAGGTATATGGATCACCCGAAAACTCGCGCGTTAACTTGTAAAGAAAATGTATTACAAGAATTCGTCGTTAATATAATTCGTAGCGAGAACAATGATACCAGTTAAAATGGTACCAGATGTAAGCGAACCTCTTTGTGCGATAAGCATTGCAACTATATCATCTATCAATTTAATATTAGTTGGTTTTTTAAAGAGTTCTGGTATAAGCTGAGAAAGTGCGAGATAAAGTGCCATTGCTATTATGACAGGCCTGAGTGTTTCCTGATCTAACATTTTACTATTACAATATATTTAAATTTTAGGTTTGTGTTTTTTACAATAATTTCCACAAGATGCTTTAAAATTACACCTTTTACCACTCATTGTCATGGCAACACATATATTAGTTTTTGTTCTATTTTCTATTTTCTTTTCGGGAATAGTTTCAATAAATTTGATTTTATATTTTTCCCTTTTATCATCGTACTGTTTGCGAGACTCTCTGAGTTTATGAATACTTCTCGCAAACCGTTCACATTTCTCATCTTGATTTTCATATAAACCCCTGGCAATGTCTAAATCTTTTTGTTCATACAACGTGTTCATTTTGAATTTGGTTTTGATTCCTAATATATTTTATATAATTGACGACTGAGGTTATAAAAATACATATAATTATACCATTACATATAACATAATACCAAATATATTCATAAAGACCTAAAAATGTTGTTAATAACATAGCAATCATAACATAAATAGTATATGCTAAAATACCATACATACTGTTATTTTCTATACTATGTAATGGTAATACACACGCCAAGCAATTAAGTATAGTTAAGAGATTATCATACAAAATTGTATAATGTATACTTAATGCAACTAAAAATACATTTAACCAAGTTATCATGACCGAATTAAACAATTTATACTCGGGTTCTTGTTGTTGAACTTGTCGAGTTTCATTACTAGGTAAAACATCTACCACATGTGGTCTTTCTTCTTCATAATTTATACCTATAATAGGAGTTCCATCTGGTTGTCTAATTTCATTATAGTACATAAAAGAAAAACAAGTTATTCTTTTATGTATATTAAGTGTAAGGGATTTTGTTTTGGTTGTAACGCACCGTTAAAACCGTATATTAAATCGAATAATCAAGAAGTTCGCGATCTCATTAGAAAATATAGACGTATTAATCCTATATTTTTATACAATAATGATACGTATTATAAGTTTTACGGTTTAAAAATAAATCGTGTATGTTATTCTTGTTTTACAAATATAAAAAAACCAAGTTTAAAAGAGTTGAGAAATATAGAAACAGGGAAATGTAAACCATTACCTAAAATATCTTTATCATTGACTAAAAATTATTTACTAGTGTGGTACAATTCGTTACATAAATACGTATCAAATAATTTTAAAAATAGACAAATAATTGTGTATAACGATATTTAAAAAATTGTATTGTAATAAGTAGTATGTGTGATACAAGTGGACCAGATACAGGCGCTATATTATCACTAAATGCGATAGGTAAACAGGACACTTATTTGTTAGAAAACGAATATACAAATTCATTCTTTAATTACGACAGTAAACAACATTCTAATTTTACAAAGTTTCATAAAAGTACAAATATAATTAAACCAGGTAATGCTAAAGCAAATTGGCCATTTGGTGAAACCATTAAAATCACTCTTAACCCAAGAAATATGGGAGATCTTTTATCGAATATGTATATTTCCATGGAACTTCCAGGGTTACCATCCGGAGGTGGTAATGATTATTATTACGCAGATCAGGTTGGTAGACACGTGATTGAATCTATAACAATGCGTGTAGATGAAACAATCGTAGAAACATTTCATTCAGATTGGGGAATAATATACGATGAACTTTATTTAGACGAATCAGAAAAAAGAACAAAAAGATACACAGTTAACAGAAATTTAGCTGAAGATACATCTTTGTTGGCTGGTAATCAAATTTTTAGTCAGTTTAAATCAAAATTGTTTATACCTATACCATTTTTCTTCTCGAGAAAATACGAAGGCGATGAATATGAAACAAATAAACCAAATAGACCATATTTTCCAACATGTGCTATTAATAAACAAAAAATCCAGTTTGAAATAAAATTCAGACCACAAACATTTTTTACTGATTATACGAGTACTATCACATTAAACAGTTTCGATATAGTAACTGAAGAAATTACATTAGAAAATAGTGAACGTTCGTACATCGCTAATAATAAACATGTTCTCATCACCGATATAGTACAGAAACATCCATCTACCGTTATATCAGCCGGAGAAACCAATGCTAAACTCGAACTTGTTCCAAAAATACCAGTTAAAAGTATTAATTGGTTTTTCAGACAGGAAGCGTTTGAAAATGAAACTATACACACAGGTGGTAATAATTTATTAGCAAACGTGTTTGCTAATAGGTATAATTTTTCGTCTAACGTACAGTATTCTATAATAAATGAATTTTATAACGCACCAATGGTCAGCGCTAAAATATTTATAAACGGCGAAGATGTTCCGGGATTTCAAGATACTGATCATAAATATTTCAAATATACCGTACCATTATCTAATCGTTTATCTAGACCATATAGAAATATATACACGTATGCGTTCTCGATGAATCCGGTTAATGTGGAACCATCGGGAAGCTTAGATTTTAGTCAACTTAAATCTGATAGAACTGTTTTAGATGTAAAAATGACAAGTGGGTTAACGAGTGACTATACACTTAACATGTATTATGTAGGTTATCAAACACTTTCGTTTGAAAATGGTTTCATGACACGCGCTTATTAAATAACTGTAACTTATGATCTTTTATGTAATCTATTATGTTGTTTTTTATACACCATCTAATGAAATTTAACTGCGCTACAGTAGTATGAATTTCATTAGTTGTACCCGGTATAGTATATGTAATTTTATCCGCTCTACAAAACGGATCGAATAACTTTTTACTATACCCATCCAAACTCGATTTATATGCTACGTGAACACTAAAAATTTTACCATCGCAAGTCTTATAAGTCAAATTATTTTTTTTAGAATAATTTGTGATAAACCATTCTAAATTTCGTAATGATATACCACCCGATTTATTTAATATTTGTGTTAATATATCACAGTTTTCAGGTATTTCATAAAATTTATTTATAGATGTCAATAATACATTTGATCTATTCATCTTATAGATTCTATAAACCATAACTTTAAGTAACTTTGTTTAATACGTTGTATCGAACGGTAATGGATTATCGTCTTCATATTCACTTCCATTTGAAATTTCAGAAGTAGACGTATGTGTTACATTATGGGTATATTTAAGACATGTTTTAACAGGTGTAACGTCTACGGTTGCATTTTTAGCACATTTTTTACAAAATTGGAATTTTCCAATATTTCGTACAGCTAACTGGCTACATATAGTACCCCTGTTAGTAATACCAAGACATAAAATACCATTCATGCGTGATTTTTTATGAGTATCTTGAATCAAATCGATATTTGACTTTAAATCAATTATACCCTTATTTTCTCTATGTATACGCTCTAAGGATCTACATATAACTTTGTCTATTCTAGTATATGTATGCTTTAACATAGCCGATATACAATCGGAATATTCTCTATTGTCATATTCGCGTTCATTCAATATGTTTGGTATTTCCACATTCTTGTCTTCATTTACATATTGACAGTTTTTTGAAAAATCAGTAAAAATCATGTTAGTATAACGAGACGATAATTCCCGATATAATTTAATAAGTTTTGATTGAATAGCTTGTTTTAAATTTTTTTCGTACATTTCATACGTTTCACGGAAAATACAATCTATATCGTCCATGGTCTCTTATTACATATACTATTCTATTTTTTAAGTTTAAAAATGTCAGAAATACGTTTCTGTTTAGGATCGTAATCACAAAGTCTACTACGCTTTTCGGGTTTAGACTTTTTTATGAGTTGCCCAAATATCTCTTCCTTAGGATCGTCAAATAACGGATCGATCAAATCACAAACAGGATTAATAAATTTATTAAGGAAATAATAAGGATAATCTATATCCATATTATTATCGAGCGCATACTTCGGATCTTCAGCTTTCTCGTACGCTTTTGCTCGCGGATCCCATGTTTTACATAAAATATAAGGAACTCTATCACCAGATTGTGGTTCAGAACCAGGTTGTCTATCACGCATTTTATTACGTACCTGTACGTGTGGTAAATTATCAGACTTATAGGAATCACCCAATTGTTGTGAAAGTATAAGTTTTTCATTTGGAACAGAACCCCCTAGTAATTCAACCGCGCGTTGTAAAGCAAGTGCTTTTGGTGTAGTTGTATCGTTACTTTCAAGAATAACATCGAGTAGCTCTTTACATACTTCACGCATATATGGTGTATTATCTCGACGAACAAGTTGAAGACCTTTCACATCTATATAATCCATGTTCATTTTACCATCTTTACCTTGTGTCCAAAGTTTTGCGGCGTACCTTTTCTTTGAATATAAAAAATACGGATAATATACCTTTTCAAGTTCGAGATTATTTGGTTTCTTAAAAAGTTTTGTACACTCCTCCGCCGCGCGTTCACCAAGTTCCCAACTATATTTAATAGCCTCCTCACCTTTACGTTCACCGACGTTAAATTCAACCATAACAGAATCAGTATTATGCACGACGAGCTCACCCGGACCAACGTGAAAATGATGTGATTCGGTTGTTAAATCGTAAACGTAACCATCCGTTTGACCTAAATATTCAAGTTTTTTAATTTTTATAGGCGATTTTCTTTGTGTAGATTTTGTCCAAGTCTGTCTAAAAACGTTCGGTTTATCACGTCTTATATTTATAGAAACATTATAACCAAGTTTTCTACCTAATATATACATACCCATACTTCCTTCTTTACCTTTTATATCCATGCGTGTATATCCATTTTCATCCTTGTCTCCATCTGCCATATAATACCCATTGAAAAAAGCCTTTATTATACCATGAGATGCATTTAGAATACACGAAGGAACTACCTTTTCTCTATATTCATTATAAAACAAACTTCTATACTTATCGACAATTTCTAAAACATTACCTCGTGCGTTAAGTTTATAAACACCCGAACTTTCAATTGTATCATATATTTTCGTGTCAAATGGACAGAGCTTTTGCATTTCTCGTAAATACTCCTTTTTTGAATTATTGAGAGCCCATGTACTTTTAACTCCAGATTTACATCTGTATGTACCACACGAACCATCACCGAAAAAGAATCCCATTACCTTAGCTTCATCTATAGTAATACCTGTATCTTTACTATAAAATGCTTCAATCGAATTACCGTGTAATAATCCCATCCCAATAGAAACTTCAGATGGTTTAACCATTTCTTTATTCTCAAGAAGTAAACTATGGTCTTCAGTTACGTCTACTATACCTGTATGTGTTAATACACGATGAATATTCTTATTTGTTTTATGTCGTATGACTTGTTTAATCGGAGTAAAACCGGATTCTGTCCATACATCCGCGTGTATAAAACCAATTTCCTTACCATCATCTCTCTTAACATAATCATTTATAAGTGTGTCAATCCTACACGTTTCAACAATACCATCTCGACGAATAAGTAAAGGTGTATCTGGTGTTACAGAATCACCATACCTTACCTTTGCTCCAGGATAATGTTTCTCAACGTAATTCTTCGTATCTTCAATCATCATACGCCCTTTCATGGTCGTTGAAGATGCTATTGGTACACACGGTAACATACCTTTAGACGCACCAGTAAAACCGTATACAGAGTTCATGGAAATCTTATACGCCAATTGTTTACCGTTATACATCTCTTTTATAGATCCCGTCGAATTGGCCATATCGCGTTTAGCTTGTTTTCTAAACTGTTTAAGTTCTGTTAAAATACTTGGTATAAGACTCGGTACGTTTTGTACAAATTTATGTTTACCAAACGTTTCGATTTCTAAATCAGGATAAAACTTTTTATTTTCATAAATTGGATCCAAAATCAGTGTCGAATAACATAAGTTATGCCCTACCATTATAGATGGATACAGGGCTTCAAAATCAAGTGCTGTTATAGGTGTATAATACGCACCCTTCTGTGCCTCTAATACAGTTGCTCCTTCGTACCCATCGACAAGACCCTGACCCCATTCTATAGTAGGAACAAGGTACCCCATTTCCCTCGCTTTTTTAGTTAACTGACTAAACACTTTAATCTGTTGACCTCTCTCTACTAAATAACATAACGGAACCCATGTCGCTTTTGCCATCTCTAGAAGATTTACAAGTGTACATAATTTAGAAAGTAATTTATGAGGAAGTAAAGTATCCTTTATACAATATTCTGCGACTTCGCGTAATTTTATCGGATCTCCTTCTTTAAAACGAGCAAACATTTCCCTCGCGGGCATGTCAATTTTTTGATCACCAAGGTATAATTTAGACACGTTATCGAGTTTATACGAATCGAGTTTGTACCCTTTTTTAACTTCATGAAACATATCAAAAATAAAACGACCAGGTATGGGTAATAGTTTAAGTTCATTATCACCAAGTGCACTAGAAGATAACTTCTTTATTTTCATCTCACATTTATGGTTCCTAAGTTTACTCATTTCATAAAAGGAACTAGAACATCCTACATTTTTTGCGCGTGTCATTATATAATTCATATCGAAACCAAATATGTTCCAACCCGTAATGATATCAACATCCATTGTTAATAGATATTTGCTAAACGCCTCAAGCATACTCTTTTCTGAATCATAACTCAAAATAGTACAGTCTTGTAATTCTGGATCTGTCTTTTTGTAACAGAAACACGTCTTATCGTAAGGCACGTCTGAACCAAAATAACAAAGTGATAATGCTATTTGAAAACAACAATCGCCAGGTATATCAGCATCAGGAAATTTACCAGTAGAGCTATTACACTCAATATCCAGGGAAGCTACAACGAACGGTGCAGTTTCAGGTTTATCAACTGGTTTAAGTGTTTTCCAATCTAAACACTTTAGATCCAAATTAGTATTGGCATAATTGACGTGTATACAATCATCACCAGAATCTAACCACCCAGTCGATTGAATACCAGTTATATGCATTAATCTCAGAACAGGTTCCAAATTAGACTCGTAAAGTTTTAATTTAACGTATTCAGGTACCGGAATTTCACGCGGTTCACCGTAATCGTTAGGTGGTAAAATATCTTCGTATATACGCAGGGAATGTTTGAGCATATACGAAACTTTACGACGATGTGCGAGTGTATCAAAATTAAGTTTCATGAAATAAAACTTTTTACAATTTTGAAACCCCCAAACATCCATGGAAGATTGAATATCATAACTCATTATTAAACCAGGACACGATCTCATAATACTGGTATAATATGTTTCAGCACGCGCAGTATAGTCCTCCATTGGAAGTTTTATAAATAAATAAGGTGAAAATGCGGTTGTTACACACACAGATTTACAATCTTCTGTTCTCCCAAAAATATGTATCAAGTGTTCACCATGTTTATCTTCAGTTTCCCATGTGAGTGCTTGAAAAACAACCATTTTCTTTTATTACGTTATCGCTCAATTTTTTTAATATACTATATTAGTAAAATATGTCAGCTGCTTTGATTGACCTCGTATCGGTCGGTGCCCAAGATGTGTACATCACAGGCGACCCACAAGTCTCGTTCTTCAGACAAAACTATAAACGTCACACCAACTTCGCAATTAAACCAGAACGCCTCGATTATATCGGTACGTTTGGTTCGGGAAACGAAATTTCCATCCCAATTAAATCCAAAGGAGATCTCTTAAGCTATGTATGGATCGAAGGTACAAACATTAACCATAAGGGTAATACTAGTGATGGAAGTATATATAATTACAACAATATAACTTCACCAACCGAATTTTCACTTTGGATAGGTGGTCAAGAAGTTTCCAAATTAGATTCAGGATTCATCAATAGTGCACACGCCGCTCTTTATAACACTACACAAGCTAAAGCTTCTGCGTGGGCCAGTTGCGACGATAAAGGTGAAAACTCATCAGACAATTCCTACGTTATCCCATTCTTCTTCAGTGAAGATTGGACCAAATCTTTACCCCTCGTCGGTCTCCAATACCACCAGGTTGAAATCAGAATCAAGTGTAGAAACGGTACATTTAACCCAGAGTCTACACCAAAGGTATATGGTTCATACATATTCCTCGACACGGAGGAACGCGAATTCTTTGCTAAAACAGAACATGAGATGCTTATCACGCAAACACAGTTCCAACCAATGACTGGTACGGAACAAACCATCGATCTTACGTACTTTAACCACCCCGTTAAGGCCGTACACATTGCCGCGTTTGGTACAACCGCGGGCTATACATTTGGTACAAATGGTACTGCGTCCATGTTTATTAACGGTACACCACTCTTCGAAGACATGTCTCTCGAATATCACCGTAACGTTGTTCCAACCAGACATTGTTCGTACTTCCCACCAGGGGCAAAAGACGAACCAATTGCGACATGGCCATTCGCACTCACTATAGATAAATCACAACCAACAGGTACATTGAACTTTTCGCGCATAGACAGTGCTAAAATAACAATTTCTAAGGCCCCAGTAATATCCAATATAGACTTTATTCGCGCGTATGCGGTCAACTATAACATTCTCAGGATTAAGAATGGTATGGGTGGTGTCGCATTCGGTAATTAATTTATTATTTAACCAGATGAACCAAATCCTCTATTAGCACGCATAGTCTTTTGCAATTCATTCACCTCCTCGATAAGAGGTGTTAAACACTTTTCTAAAATTAACTGAGCAATCTTATCACCCTTTTTAATTTCGAAAGGAACAGATCCGAGATTAAATAGGCAAACTTTCAATTCACCCGTATAATCAGGATCAATCACACCCGCACCAACATGGATCCCATATTTTACAGTTAGTCCCGATCTCGGTGCTATGCGTCCATAACATCCCATAGGAATAGTCGCACACACGCCAGTACTTACAATATCCCTAGAATTTGGTTCGATATGTAAGTCATTTAAACTGTATAAATCGTACCCGACAGACCCCGGGGAAGCGCGCGTTGGTAAAGTCGCATCTAGTGTTAATCGTTTAATTTGAAGTGTTTCTTCGGAAGACATTTTTATTTATATTACACTCTTTTTCTTTATGTCATTAAAAATAAATTAATATAAACGTTTAAGACTATAAAATTGTAAAATGAGTCTGAAAATTATAATGGGAAACATGTTTTCGGGTAAAACTACAGAACTTGTTCGACGTTTGAAAAGATACGAAGTTATAGGAAAACGTATACTCGTCATAAACTCGAGTAAAGATACACGGTGTTTAGAACACGTTCTACGAACACACGATAACACGAAATTTGATTGTATAAAAACAGATGATCTAAACGAACTCAATTACCAAGACTTTGATATAATAGCCATAGACGAAGCACAGTTTTTTATAGGGTTAAAAGTTTTTGTAGAAAAAGTACTCAAACGTGGTAAAACAATCTTATTAACAGGTTTAGATGGTGATTATAAACAAAGGAAAATAGGCGAGATCATAGATTGTATACCACTCGCAGATAAAGTTTTTAAATTATCTGCGATGTGCATGGAATGTATGGACGGCACACATGGACCATTTACTAAACGTATTGTTAATAGTACAGAAACAGAACTCATAGGTGGTAAAGAAATGTATAGAGCCGTGTGTCGAAAACATTTATAATTATATTTTCTCAGTCTATCACAAATGCAACCAACAGTCTCAGTAAAAAATTCATCGTTAACAGATACACAAATAGGATTACTCACAATACCAGCAATAACAGTACTTACATTAGCCGTTCTTATTCTATTGAATAGAACGTCTAGAAAAAACCCACTTGCGTATATTTCATTATTTTTAGCAAGTATTCATTTATATCATCATTATACACTTATCGGTCTGCAAAATAAACATTAGGTACATAAAGTAATAAAACATGTAGCATGTAAATATAAATATGTTTATGATAGAAGAACCTTATGGTTTATCACAATTTCAATGCTGGTTAATATCACTCACACTTGGTATTGTGTTAATAAAAAGAAAAAGTCGTGGTGAAAATTATATACAAATCACCGAACCAGAATTATAAAATTTCTTAATCTATAATAAATGCGCGTTCATTTGGAAAAAAGTCCTCGCATTGATAAAAAGTTTAGGGTTACTTTTGAAAATGGGAGAATAGTTGATTTTGGTGCAAGAGGGTATTCAGATTATACAATACATAAAAACCCAATACGAATGCGTTCTTACGTAACACGTCATGGAGGGTATGTACCATATATGGTACAAAAACAAACTGATAATAAACTAATACACGAAAATATGCTCGATGTTACTCGAAGCGATAAAGAAAACTGGGGTAAAACAGGTTTTTATACCGCGGGGTTTTGGTCGAGATGGCTTTTATGGAGTCACCCAGAATTAAAAGGTGCTAAAAAAGTAATATCTAAGAAATTTGGTTTAACTTTTGTTTAATACCTCGTCGTTTAAGATTTGCTTTTAAAGCTGTCATTAAATTTGCACGTGGATCTCTTTTAGTTGGAACTGGTGGCGCTGGTGGTACACGTTTAGGTGGAACTGGTGGCGCTGGTGGAATTGATGGTTTTGGTTTTGGTGTAACAGGTTTACTCACTCTGTGCGTAGAACCCGAACTCAATTCCTTAAACAATGATTTACACGTACGTAAAAGTTTTTTCGTTTCACGAACCTGAATTTCCAAAGCCGGCGCCTGACGTCTTTGAATTTTCATTCTGAGTTCCTTCTCCGTCAAAGGTATACGTTTACCTCTAATTTTTTTAGTTACACGAAGACCAAGTCTTTTAGCCTCTGTTTTTAACGAATCGATCTTCATTTATATTACTCAATATTTTTTGTTTGATTAATATAAATGGATAGGTTATCCCAGATCACGTTTCTTTTTTTACTATGTTCTGTTATATCATGTTTAGATAGTATCATAACAATGTCAACACCGACGAAAGTTTCGAATATTACTAAAACTATGTCATCGTTATCTAATAGCATGTTATGTTTAGCATGTTTGTATGTATTACTCATCGCTCGATAATCAGAAAAAATTATCTGTTCTATACATCTTTGCTTGGAATGAACCCGTTTGTCCTAAAACCGAAACGGATTCATTACCATAAAATTCGGGACATCCTATATCTTCCATACAATCACGCGCTTCGTGTGTTACTGGAAGCGAATACATTTGATCACCTGGTGTTGTCGTATAATAATGGTACCTGTCGCGTCTACCACGAACTTCTTTACCATATAAGGGTAAAGTTTCATCATCGTTACCAACTAATATTCCCATTTGTTGAACGTGCCCTGGTTTGTATTCTTTTATAGGCGGTTCCCGGTATTCTTTTTGAGTAGGAACTCTCACTGGTACGCGAACTGGAACAGCGACTTGAACTGGAACCTTTTCTCTTTTTCGTATAATTTTAGGATTATATATCTGATATAAAACAATAGTAAGAAGTACCAATATGGTAAAAATCATGAGTTTACTTTTAGTCTTATTCTTCATTTATATGTACCAATATTATATTATTTTACGATACGTCTTTTTAATTCATGAAGTGGACTCAAATCAACTCTATTTAATCTAAATTGTACGAGTAGCCACAAAAAGAATAAGAGACTCTTCATTAAATTGTTAGCTGCAGTATCATCCATCTTATATATAGGTCCAACAACGCGTCCAAAAAAGGTTTCTTCCTTTTTGTTTCCTGTAACAGCCATTTCCAGTTGTGTCAAGGCACACGTATCATCGTTAACTGACCAATGGAAGAATATAAATGGTACTAAAATTGAATAAAATTCAAGATTTTGTTTATTTTTCATAAAAGGAACAACAATCATTGTTATCAAGAAAAGTAAGTGAATGAAGAATATAATATTCATATCTATTAGTATGAACGAAGAAAAGAAATTGCCAAAGATTTGGCATCCCCAACAGGAAAAAATACTTAAGGCCTGGGGAGAAGCAGCTGCGTGTTATAGATACATGCATTACCAGGCGTACTGTTCATACAAAAATCAGAGTATGAAATTTACAATACCACTCATTATAGTAAGTACCATAACAGGTACGGCGAACTTTGCGCAAGAAACCTTCCCGCCAACTGTACAACCATTCGTTCCATCCGCAATTGGTGGTTTGAATCTTATCACGGCTATAGCGACCACTATAATGCAATTTCTTAAAATTAACGAACTCATGGAAGGTCACCGTGTTGCTTCTGTACAATACGGTAAAGTGTCGAGAACTATTCGTCTCGAATTAACATTACCACTCTCGGAAAGAACACAAAATGGTACAAATATGATAGAAAATATGCGTGCTGAGTATGATCGTTTAATAGAACAGTCACCGAACGTACCTAAATATATAATAGACGCGTTTGAAAAAGAATTTCCAGATGATAATGCATTTTTCAAACCAGAGATTATGCATATTCAACCAATAACACCGTTTAAGGCTATAGCGGAAAATACAATAATGACCAAATTGAAAGATGCTGTAGGTGGTACGGCAAAAAGAGAACTTAAAAAGGAACTCGATGATATACGAGGTAATGTAAATTCTGCTAAAAAAACAATAAAAGCTGATATAGAAGGTAAACAACAACGTATAAGTGAGATATCAGATTTAAAAGATAAAGGACTTGTGAGTTTAAAAGGTGATCTCATGAAAGAATTGCGACGTAGAACCGAACTCATGGAAGTAGTAACTGAAATACCTAAAGACGAGACTGAAACTACAGAATCGACGACAGACGATTCGAAAGATAAGCAATCATAATAAACATAGTTAAGTTAAAGAATCCGATACATAGTATATAAGGAGTAATTTTTCTTTTTAAAGGATCTATTACACGCTTTTGAAGAATATCATTATCCAATATAATATCTAGAGCTTGATTAGTAAGATCATCTTCATCACCTGACATGGATTCCTTTGTTATTGTAAAAAAAGAAAAAAAGAAAGGATATATTTCGATACACGATAAGGAGATAAATCTATTACAAAAATATATAGAATCTGGTAAAAACGTTTTTCTATGTGGGCCAGCGGGTTGTGGTAAAACTTTCATTATTAATCAGGTTTTAGACGAAACAAATAGTATCGAAATATGGGACGAACCCTTACAGAAAAAGGATATATTCATGAGTACAATAAAAATTTCAGATATGTATAGTTATATTGAAGATTATGATATAGATATGTACAAATATAAATCAATAATTGAAAGTGTTTCTGAAGGTGAAAATATAACTAAAAAACCATTGATCGTAACATCTAAAAGTATTTACTTCATGGATAACTTTACCACTATGATAGTTACTAAAAAAAGTCCAGATGAAATAATGAAACTAAAACCTACTCATACAAATTGTTCTGTAGCGGCACACAAATGTTCGGGTAATATTTATAACTTTTTTAGTTATTTAGAATTTCCATACGAAAAAGATATTTTTAAAACACCAAAGGATATTATTAACGACGTTTTGTGTAACGATGAAAATATTGATATAACAAATTCTCTACATGAACATGGTCATGTTTGGTCAGCTATTCAGGAAAATTATATAGATGCGATAAATGATAACGCCGAAAAAGTATCAAACGCAATAACAAACGCAGATGTATACGATGTGGAAATGTATAAAGGTGATTGGGACGTCATGCCTTTTTTTACACTAAACGCCATTAAAATTCCGAAAATGTATTTTACTAAAAGGTTAACTCCTGAAAATATACGCCCGGGTAAGTTTTGGACAAAGTTTGGTAACCAAAAAATGAGACAACAAAAAATTAGAAATATACAAATACAATCTTCTTCTAAATTTAATCACCAAGAATTCATGTTATTTAGAATGTACGCACAATTAGGAGACGTTTCTAAATTTAAAGAGTATAATTTAACACCCCAAGATTTTGATGTGATGAATCATTTAGCTATACAAAATAAACTCAAACAACGCGAAGTTACAAAAATAAAAAAGTTGATTAAAGAAGAAATAGCAAATTAAAAATAAAAGAATGACTACAACCACTAACACGGATGAAGAAGAATTTAAAATCACACGTGTTATTGGTAACGAAATATTGTATTACGGGGAAATCACGAACGAGGATATTCTCGAATTTATAGAAGAGTTTAAAAAACTCGAAATCAAACTTCTTAAACAAAAGGCGGAACTCATAGGGTACGAACCAGTTATACGTGTACACGTGTGTAGCGGAGGAGGTGATTTGTTCGCGGGTCTGAGTGCGATGAATATAATCGAAAAATCACGCGTTAAGGTTATCACGATCGCACAAGGTGAATGTGGTTCGGCGGCAACGTTCCTCCTTTTAGGCGGACACGAACGTCTCATCGGTAAGAACGCACACGTTCTCATACACCAAATATCCACGACCGGGTTTTGGGGGAAATACGAGGAAGTTAAGGATGAAATGAAAATGTGCGATAAACTCATGGATATGGTTAAGAAAACGTATAAGGAAAAGACGTCTATTCCCGATAAACGACTTAAGAAACTCATGAAACGCGACATATACTTAAACCCTAACGAGTGTATCAAATACGACGTCGTTCGCGGTCTTGACTAATATCGACGTGGCGTTTATACAAACCAACAACGGTCGCAATTATTAAAAATATACACAGTGTATTTGCGTTTAATGGTATAACTGTATTTTCTGGAGGTTTGAGTCGTTCCATTCGGCTATAGTCGACGACGGGTATTTTATCCGCCATTCTCTACTATACCTGAATAAAAATTTCAAACACAAAAAACACACTTAGAGTTTTTTTACTTGTATAATTTAAATGAAAAGAGTTGCTATTGATCTCGACGAAGTTCTCGTCTCGTTCGTTAAACCTATGGCTAAGTTCCGTGGCTACAAAATGCCGACCACGAAAAAGTACGAGTATGTTTATAAAGATATGTTTAACATTACCGAAACTGAATCGCGAAACATGGTTCGCGACTTTTACGAATCAGAAGAGTTCGCAAAACTTAAACCGATAAAGGGAACGTGTAAACAAATGGGACATTTACGCGACTATGCCGATAAAATGTATATCGTCACAGGTCGCCAGGATTACGCGCGTGATCAGACTGAAAAGTGGTTAAGGTACTGGTTCCCCAATACGTTCGACGATCTTATCATGACCAATAGTTATACGGATCACGAAATCGAAAAACACGAAATCTGTCGTAGTCTCGCACTCGATTCAATCATAGACGATAGTTTCGACGTGTGTACGAAATGTAATCGTATCGGTATAGATGCGTATAATATCGTCGGGTACGGTGGTAATATTACGTACCCATGGTCTGTAGATTCAAGTATGGCACGTACGTGGGATTAATACGTTTTTAAAGTAGTTGAAATACCAGATATAGTACTTGCTGATAATCCAGTATCAAATACCAAAAGTTCATATAATTCACCGTCCAAGTATTCTTGAAAGGTTCCCCCATTGTTATTAGTTACTCCAATTGTCTCGTTACCTGCAACACCATTTCTTGTTGTAGTTGTAGTTGTACTACTAGCTACACCGTTTGTATAAAAACTACGCGTAGTACCAGATGCGCGATATGTCGCGGATACAACCGTATTAGCTGCATATGTACCACCGTTTAAATCATCACCCCACCAATAATTAGTATAATTACTTGTATTTCTTCTTAAAGCAAGTACCTGATCATTAGTACCATAATTACCGGAACCAAATATACCTCCGTCAGTAGTAGCGATTGTATTGTGATAAGCAATAATTGAATATGCACTATCACCCGTAGGAGCAACACCGTTCGGTAAAGTAAAATAATCGTTACTATCGAATTCAACACGTTTATTCGTTTTATCATATGTAGGGTTACCATACGCCGTACCAAACTTATTATTACCACTCTGGTCGTACCATTTCATTACGTATAATGTATCACTTCCCGACCAACTTGTCCAATCAGTTGGAGTTACAACAACACCATTTTTGTCAAATGTTACGTCAACTTCTGCATTATCACTCGATCTCTTTATACTTACGTGCGCTCCCGTATAATTCGAAAATAATAATCTAACTGAATACGCACCCGTCAAATTTGTATAAAAACTAGAATACGATTCTAAAAGTCCAGGCAGAAAAAACCGTTTCGTAAGATTCCAGAACTTAAAGTCCTTAATCCGACCCGAATAGTATTCACCTATAGTCAGCAGCTTTGCACCCGACGTTACCGTCGGTGTTGTTTGCTTAACCAAGACCCCGTTCACGTATACGTTACTCGTCGTCCCATCGAAGTTCGTGGCTATCGTGTGTTCTCCCGATACTGTCGCATTCGCGTACAATGTAAAGTCCCCGAACGTTACTAAGTTATGCGTGATTACGTTTATAGTTCCACCCATACCGGAATGGTTCTGGCAATAATAATATAACGTATCCGGAGCATCGGACGCAACCGCGAGTGTTCGCGTCGCGTTCGAATTACCCGGCGTTCCCGATGTCGTCCAACCACTCGTGTATTGAGACCCACTTCCATGTGTCCCATTACTCGTCGTCGATAAGCGTAAAGGATGAGTTCCGTTCGTCGAATCGGATTGATCGAAAACGTACGTTTTACCGCGAACGAATGTAAGAACTGGTGTTTCACTCCCAGATACATTAAATTTACCACCCGAAACCGTAACAGGTAATGCCGTTGAAGATGAAGATACAGTATTATTTGCCGTCAATTCCATCGAGAACTTATCCGTATTTATCGTTTTCTTAACGCGTTTCTTTCTCGATGCCGTTCGATCGAACACCACACCGAGCGTATCGTGGGTCGATATGTTATACCGTCCAATGGTTTTTGGGAAGGATGTCATGGCTGTCGTAAAGTTCAAGTTCATGGTTGGTGTTGCCACCTCGGTCGTTGCATCGAGTGTAACACTT